GGATAAGGATGGAAAGGTTCTGGTCATCAGAGTATCTCAGTCTAACAAAAACGCAAACGTCTTTTCTGGTCATAGAATTCCTACGCCGAATGATGCAGAGATGCAAGCAGCCAAGAGCGGATTCACTAGGAAGAAACCACGATGATTATGGCAAGCGATCTGCCTGAAGCTGTTGTTGAGTGGCTCTTAATTGGATGGCTGTTTCTTTTGCTGCGTAACCGATCTCAACAAGATCGCGTCTAAGTTCTTGTCGAAGTTGTCCAATCTCTTTAAGATCTGTTCTGGATAATTCGACTCCCTCTGGATCAACAAGCCTTCTTGTAACACTGGTAGTTCCCTCTTCTCCGTTGTCACTACCCGTACTTCCGGCGCTTGCTTCATAAAGGTACAACTGGTAGCCATCGGAATCAAAAGCAGCACGAGCAGCATCACGTTCTTTTCTAACATCTCCAAGTTCTCCTGTAAGAGATTTTGCAATGCGAGTAGATCTCGTGTTTGCAATCTTCCTATCTTTAACACCCTTATCTTGCAGGTCTACGATCTGTGCATTTAGTTCTTTGATCTCTGTGTTTTCTTTCTGCTGCCGAACAGTCTTTTCTATAGCCCTGCCACTCTCATACGCTCCATCATGGAACAAGTATAAGCCGTATGACGCAGCTACAATAACAGCAATGTAAAAGTACATTACGAAACTTCTCTCTCACCGATGCAGGTTCTGTATTCACTCTCCCTGCGATTAACAAGTCCTTGCAGCACTTCGCCCTGCGCTCTAGTCCATCGAAGAATCTCAGTACAAGCTCCATGATAGTCCAATGCGTTTAGCTTCTTGACTAGTGTAGAGCTACAGAAGTTAGGAACTCCGATGTTGTAAGTAAGGGATACAAAAGAATTAAACTCGTAATCAAAAACTGGCGCAGTAATGCAGTCTTTCACACCTTGAGCGTAGGTGTCATTCAGATCATCAGACAACAATTGCATCGCACGTTCCTTCGTGATGGTATCACCCATCTTTACGCCCTTAGTGTGACCTATACCAATTGTTACCTTGTCGCCGGGAATAGGAATGTATGCTTCTGTTCTCATGCCTTCATAGGCAACGATACTCGCTACGAGTACAGCCGTAATTGCTATTCCTTTGGCGTTCTTTCGTACATGCTCTACTGCGCCAGTTTTAGCTGGCTCTAGATTTTTGGGGAAGCCGCTACCTTTTCTAGAATTGCTTTGGCTTCAGCGATCTTTGCAGCACTAGGCATTGGTTTAGCATTTATCTTAGCTGCCGCAATAACCTCTGGACTATCAACATCTTTCTGAGACATTACCAGCTTGGAAGAAGTCTTGGTAAGACGCAACCAACCTACAAGTGCCAACACCAATATATTCCAGTAACTAGCTACAAAACCCTGTATCAGTTCTGGCATCCATAGAATGAATGGTGCAACGTCATTGCCAGTTATTGTGGTAATAAATGTAGCTAATATTATTAACCTTACTTCCCATGAGCCATGCCATATTTCTTTAATGATTGTGGGGTTCATTATTCTCTCCTATGTAAATTTTTTCCCTGTCCGACAAGTTGCTGGACAGTGTTGTTTAACACCCTTGTATTATATTCTACATTCTGTACGTCGCGGATCAACCTTTCCTGTTTAGCGCCGAATTCTATGGAGCTATCTCTTACTTCTCTTAGGTCAGCAAACAACAGTCCGACAACCGCTAATATGATGACCTGCAATATTGGCATCATTTTTTCCAATACCCATCCTTTGCCGTTTCTTTCAACTGCTACGTTACTCATTGGTCTTTTCCCTTTGATCTTATTATTTCAAGTGCTAACTCACTTTGACCGTGACCACCATCGCCCATGTGTAAATGTTTGGTACGCTCATCTAACCTGATTAGCATATTGTGATCTCTTAAATCCTCGCGCAAAGCCTTAATATCTTTTGTAAGTGCCGATAGCCATTTGTTGTGCCTAGCGATATCATTTTCCATGACATCGATCTTGTCGATCTTGACTAGCTGATGTTCCATATCAGAGTCAACATCTTTTGATCGAGCCTTCTCTACTTCCAAGCCAGTCATCAACATGATAACTGCGCCGATTACTGCGGAGATGGTAAGCCCGAAGCCCCAGAAGATAATTTGTTTCTGATCAGAATGATTGTCATCGGACACTAGAAGATCCTAGAAAGGAGCAACACGATTATTGTCCAGAGAACTAGTAAGAGTAAGAAGTTAAATCCTGTGTAGTCTGAGTTCTGCAACAAACCTAACAATTTATCAAAAGCTTTATCGAAAGATAACAAGAACTTTTTCATGATATAAACTCCTTGTATAGAAACATATCAAGAGGAATGGCGGCAACTATTCCGGCAGCTATGCCAGAGTAACTAACCACCAAGTCACGCTTTCTCAGATCAACTTTCTCCATCACTTTCTTAAAGTGCAATTGTTTACCAATTTGTTTCCAGTTGAGATCAGGGTATTGGACTCGATAGACTTCAAACATAGTGATTTTTGTTTGATAGTATTCTCGTGTGATAGCCCATACTGCTACCATCGGAGCGCCGAATCCTAGCGTTAATAAGGTAAAAAAGAAGCACGAAAAAAAGTGTGCTAACTGGTCAACCCACTTAATCGGTTTGCTTTCCATTCACCAGTTCCTTCGGCAATTGTGAATCAGATAAAGGAAACGTGGTAAGCGTTGCCGGTTTCTTTAGTACCACGCTTGCCAGCTTATCAATAGCAGCATTACCCATTCTAGTTTGGTTTGAATTTTCTATTAATAGCATGGGAAGGAAAGTAATCGCACAGCCCCATTCGTCTATGTCTTTACCACTTTGCGGATCCTTGCCTCGTAGCATGGTGTACCAAAGACAACGGGCAATAACCTGTTTGCCATCCTTCTCCACGACTTTCTCGCAAGTTGCTCCTAACGGACAGCCAGCACTAATTACATCCATAATATTAATCCTTTGTAGCTAATATAAGATCCAAATATTTAACCGCCAAGTTTATCACGGAAGAAGTCAGGTTGTGCTTATGCCCCGCGCCACCACCAGTAGCGTTAGTCTGGAGAGTACCAGTACCAGCATTAACATACCTACCAATACCGCCAGCTCCACCGATTGTCCAGTAGACAAATCCGTGGGTATGTGAAGGCATTTCTGCGGTTGTTAAGGTGTGGTCATCACTTGTACCTGTAACAGCTTGAGACTTGAATGCTGTAGTGAACACTACCGAACCACCTGTACCACCACCTGTACCACTGACCACACGCAACCCAACATCGTCATGAGCCGTTACTTGAGTCCATCCGGCAGGTGCAGACGCTTGAAAGAAAGACATCACTGTTCCTGCTGGAATATCTGATAGCGAGAAACAGTCTGTCGCATCACACAAAACTAATGTCTTGGCTCCTCGACCTATTGTTGCAGACACGCCACCAGAAACCTCCACAGTAACTGTGAAGTCACCAGTGGTAGCGTTCCATATAACGTACTTATGTGTAAGCGCAGGAACTCGTATGATGGCGTTACCAACTAATGTACCTGTAACTTTTATTATCGCCATTCTTGCTTGGTCAGTGGAGTGGTTGACAGTTGTTAGTGTCGTAGTTCCACCAGTCGTATTAACAGTGACCATCCCATGAATAGCGTCTTCGACTAATTCAAAGACGGTGTTTACGCGATCACCCCAATCGTTTTCGTTTTCACCGGCTGTCTGTTTTTCTAGCCGTATTAAGTCTGTTGTTGTCGATGCCATAACTAACTCCTATTGTGACATTGGTATCGCGGCAATATTCTCGTAGTTCTTTGGTAGCAAATGCCTGAAATCGTGTTTAGCTGAAATTAATAATATCGGATAATCTTGCATCCACATTTGAATCTTCTCTGCATCTATCATGTATCTCTCTGCGGCAATCATGCAGGACGCAAGCAGGAGATCTCCAGAGTTCAGAGAAAACCACGTTCCATTAGTGTCAGTTAGTATGCTGTCAGGTCGCTTCAAATAAAAAGCTTCTGCTGTAACTGAAAGGTCTGGAGCTGGAGCAATATAAAAAAGACTGTCTGATGGGTAGTCTTCAGTAAAATACTTAGGAGCCGCTTGAGTAGTATTTGGAGCATAGTCCAAACAGAACGAATATGTTCTTGGATCTAGGAACTTTCGCGTTCCGCTTAACATGTAATAAACAGCGTAGATAGCCAGCGCTCCAGATGGTTTGGTTACGGTCTGAGTGCCTTGAGTAATCGTTACATCATCCCTGTGCTGAAACATAATGAGCGGCATGTCGCGTACAACCCGATCTTCACCCAACTGTATTATGGTATCGACATTGTTAGCAAAAGCTACGCCCTGATCTTCAGCATGGTTCTTTATTGCTGTCACCAAAGCATCATAACTAAACGATGAACTCATTTTTCTACCCCTCTATTAATGGTAACACAGCAACACTCATCTGTTTTCCTTGGACAGCTCTAGAAGCTCCCTATATCTCTGGATCACACGATCCGTTCCTTCTTTACCGAATATCGTTCTTGCCTTTTTAGCCTGACCTTTAACAGAAGCAACGTTCGGTCTCCAGGGCGGAACAGTTCCATCAAGTATTGCCTTAACATCGTGTAAGGTTATATTGCTGTTTCTTAGGATCCTGATAACATCAGTGCGATTTAATCCTGTACGCATTGCAGCCTTCACCAGTAAGTGCATATCATGATAACCAGTAGCTCTGATTCTATTGGCAACACGGAGCGCATCCCTCATATCATCCTTACTGACATCTCCTGTTTTCCTAACTACGTCCGTGATGTTGGCATTCGCATCTCTCTTCGTATCAGTAAACGAAAATGATTTGTAGTACAGCGCAACTTTCGCATCCAGAGTTGTACGCCTGAACCCAACCCACGAAGCAGCCTCATCCCAAACTTTGTACTTACGACCGCTTGGAGAAACTTCACCATTAATAGCCATGATAGTACGTGATATATTGGAAGCGATTCCAGGCTGCACAGTTCTCCATAACCATTTGGCTATGTCAGCAGTCTGCTTTGGTATCTCATCTCTTTCGCGGTAAACCCTACCGCCCGTTTCTTTCTTGTTTGCGAATATCTCCCACAAAGTACCGGCTAGAATGTCCTGACCTAAGAATGGAGTCAGACCTTCATCCCAAACAACTTCTGTTATTTTCTTGTCAATTGGTTGCCCTCTAAACATTGCTGTAGCCATTCTCTTAAACTGGTTGTATG